CATGTGAAGGATGATCCTGCCCTTCTGGCTTATTTTGAAACTGAGCAAAAGTTTTGCTTAACTCCTCAAATTCACGAACAAGGTCTTTAAATTGCTTTTCATTTTCGCATAGTGTTATGAATTGATCGTATGTAAAATTCACGTCATTATTACACAGCACAAGGCAATAAAGCAAATGCTTTAAATCGTTCTCCACTGTGTAGTCGATTTTAGAAAAAGGCTTTCCTAGTAGCTGTTCAAACCTGATTATACTTTGAATTGTGAGCTTTATATTAAATTTCATACTGTTATAAATAGAAAAGGGCGGGCAAAAACTGCCTGCCCTTTAGATTGATAAATACGGATTATTAAACCGTGATAGTAATGTTAACGATTGCAGAAGAAACGCCCGCATAAGTGACCTTCACCGCGATTGTTCCGGCTGTAGTTCCAGCATCAGCAAATATCTCACCGTTCTTAGTTACACCTACACCACTCTTCGGAGTTGTAACCTCCCACAAACCGCCAGAAGTCATTTCTATTCCATTTACAGTAAATACAAGCTGTTTAAATCCTGATCCAGCAACATAGCTTTGTGCGGCTTTAACTGCTATAGTTGGAACTACTGTAGTTGGCGTTAATGCTCCTGTTCCAGTAAACTCAGTTGAGCAAGTACAATTCGCTCCATTATCGGCTTTTTGTTCCAACTTTGTGATGTGAGCCTTTCCTGTATACCATCCGGCCGATAGTTCAAAAGAATCATTTGCAAGTCCATAAACAACTTCTACAGGATCCGTAGCATTAAGAGCCGAAAACAAGGTATCAAATGAAAGCGCACCAGCTTTTCTTGTCAATAGAGCCTCGGTACTCATAGACCAACTTTTTTTACCGCCCTGAGAAGTTGCCCACCCGCCAGACATTTTATTCGCTGTGTCAATAGTGTCCTTAGATATATTTAACCCACAACTAGACGAAAACGCTACAGGTTTACCGTCTATAAAGACGAAAAGTAAATCGCCTTTCTGCAAATCTGTATTTGAATCATATTCCATAACTTATAAATATTAAATTGTTAATTAATTGACTGAGAATAGTAACACTTGCAAATATTTGCCATCTGCATAATCTTCTGTAGAATCTTCAAGTCTTATTACGATCCCTTCGTGTTTGCCTTCAAGAGTTGCATTTATAAGCTCTGCAAGGCTTTGTGATTTATCGTAATCATCGCTAATTGCTTCTACATAAACTTTGCATTTTTCATTAGCAACGCCCATATTTGTATATTCTTTGGAATACTCGTCGCGTTGATATAATATTATATCTCCTACAGTCTCTTTTGGTGCTACGAGTGGGAAAATATTCTCGCCAACAATGCTAAAAATTTCGGTGTCTGCTTTTAAAATATTCCGTATAAGTGTTCCGGCTTTAAATTTAGCACTCATTATTACCTCCTGTTTTGAATTCGTAAAACAGCTCTTTCAACACCTTTATAAACTTTATCTAGCGCTTTAGAATCATCATTTGCAATCGTATCAGTCCAAAAGAAGTTCCCCGGCATAATTCCACGATTCGCATTTTTTTTATTAGCCCTTAGAGTTGTTCCTCGGTCAACCAAATGGGCATGATAGCCTTTGCCTCCATTCTTTCCAAAACCTTGCGTGCTATTAAATCCAGCTAAAGCTCCTAATTTAGTCCGTTTTACTCTTACCCTAAAAGAGCTAACAAGATTTCCTGTTACTCCATTTTTACCGCTTTTCATTCGATCCCTTAAACGTCTTTTTCCACCAGCTAAGAACACAAAAGCGCCTTGTTTAAGTCCTGCTTTTATCGCTTTATCTTTATCTATATTCTGTAATTCATTTACAGCTGAATAGATTCTATTTATATCGATTATATGCGCACCTATTCTTGGATTACTCATTTGTCTTTTTTATTTAAGATTATTTCTAATGTACTATCTTTAGTATTCCTGTCTAAGAATGATATAGTATAATCGTTTCCGTTATACGTTACGATTTGAGTATCTTTAATCAGAGGATTATAGCGTAATAAAAAGGTCAATGAAACAGAATTAAACAACTCTTTAGCTTGTAGTTTTTCAGCTCCTGAACTTCTTTTCTTATACGCTCTAGCTGTTAATATATCCCTGAAATCTTTTTTCTTGAATCCCGACGGTGTAACAACATCTACCGATTCTTTGAACACTAATTTTTCTCTTAATAATCCGGCCTGCATAACTATGTGTATTTTCTGAAAGGTTTTACTAGATAATCAAGTGTGTAAGGAATTGGTCTAGGTTCTGCAAATGCAACCGCTTCACGATTTGCGTAAAATGTTCCTGCTAATATCTTAATTGCGTGCACCAACATAGGGTTTAGTTTACCCGAACTTATTTCATAATCTGATAGTGAAGTGCTGACATACATTTCGATACTTGCCTGCGCAACCTCGATAAGACTTATTAGATATTCGTCGTCGTCCGAAAAGTCTATATTTAGATGCTTCTTTAAATCTTCTACAGTTATGTACATAGTTGTAATATTTTAAAAGGGATCAAGGCGCAACACCAAGACCCCTTTTGATTTGAAGAACTAAAGAGAATGTTACTTGCAAATACCAGCCAAGTCAACAGTAACCGAGGTTGCCCCTGTTGCGCTCAGTGTAAGAGTTGCGAAGTGCTTACCTGCTGCTGTAGGAGTATAAGTAATAGTAAGTTTACTATTTACTTTTCCGTTCGCATCTTTAGCAAGTGAAGCTGCACTCAGAGAAAATTTACCCGCATCTGTTCCGGTTAATGCTGCACTAATTGCGGTTGTAAGAACAACGCCAGTCACATTAATATCAAATGTAGCCGGAACATTGGCGGCTGACTTCAATTCTACAGAAGTAGGATCGGAAGCTATTGCTGCTATTGTAGAAACATTACATACTCCAAATGCTTCTGCACGAACTGATAACATATCAAAGTTAGTGTTAAGAATGAAGTAAGTAAGATTCTTCTTAGCTCCTGTGTAAGGATCAACAACCAAGCGCATCTGTCCGAACTGACCTACGAGTTCGTAAGAAAATACGCCAAATCCGAGCATCTTATCATCCACGTATTCAGTAACGAATACAGGGAATCCGTTAATCTTACCATCTTCGATAATCATTCTTTCACCACCAGCAGCGCGAGGTGTAGCCTCCAAATCTGCATAAGTCGAGGCCGTACAAACGTAAGCGGCTGTTCCGTCAAACTGAACACCTTTTTTCATGACTCTGCCCTTAAGTGCTACTACATCCTTATAAGAATAAGCATCTGTTACCATTGTAGCCTTTGGAGCGACAAAACAACCATTAGAAGCTTTATCTGTAATCTTAGATGGGTTAAACATCCAACGGTTAAGAAGGCGAGTTAATCCCATAGTAAGCTGAGTTCTTACGATTTCAAGCAACATGTTATTGCTCTGATCTATTGCGCTGTTAGAAACAGGGATAGCTATAGAAACACGTTTAGGAACTGGCTTTAACGAAGTAATATCAATTGTTTGATCTGCTACTTCTGCGTTTTCATCCTCGATAGTAGCTTCAACACCTGCAACAACAGGGAGTATCCAATCACCCGTTAAACCGTACTGCATCTTACATCCAACACTGCCAAGAATAAGACCTTTTTCAAGGGGTTGCACAACATCACCTATGGTCAACGGAATGATAGGGGCTGCCGAAGTTGTATCCTGAAATGCACGAGTAAATGGAATTTCAATCGTATTGTCTTTAACAAGAGTTGCATATTCTTCTCCAAGGTCGCGCCGCCTTACGATTGAAGTTACTATACTATCAAAAGCTCTTTCGTTTGAAATTTCCTGTTCTGTAGGCATTTCTCCACGATTAAGTCTTTCGTAGCGAAGTTGTAAAATCTGTTTCTCAGAAACAAGTGCATCACGCTCTGCTGTTTCGTCCGCTGTTAGACTTCTCTTTTCTGTTTCCAAAGTATCGGCTAGGGTTGTTATTCTAGCATCGATTTCCTTAATGCGGTTTCGCATTTTGATTTGTTCTTTTCTCATACTATTTTAAATTAATTTACGTAAATTAATAACATCTTCTTTGTAACTCTCATCGTGTCTTTCTTCCTCGAAAAACAAATCTAGACTTCTAACTTCTACATCTGTGCCGAAGTAGGCCGGATCACTTACCGGGGAAACATCTCTAATTTTTTCGATTACATTTACTGTTCTTAAAAGCGTACCGTCTGACTTTTTTGTATAGGTTACATTTTTCTCTGGCGTCCAATAAGCGAAAGAAGAGCCGAAAACATCGCCTCTCTTAATCATTTCAACAGCATAATTTCCTTCTGTAGTGTTTGGAGCTTCGAAACGATACTTTAAACCGTAGTCGTCTATAGTTAAGCTTAATGAACCTATTCCATTGATTGAGCGGGCTAATAATCTTTCTTTGTTGTGCTCGTTTAAAGCTTTTACATCTGATCTTTTGAGTAGATCTTCCGTGATAGCCCCGTTTTTAATAACCTCTACAAACGTTCTTTTCTTGATCGGATCGAAAAGCACCCGGCTTTCGTGATTGAAAACTACTGCGTAGCCTTCAATCGTTCTTTCTTCTACCAATTTAGGGGCTGCTTGCCCGTCATAACTTCTTATTTCCATCTTCGATTAATTAGATCGTTTACATTATATTTTTTATTGCGTTTTTGGTGGCTCTGTTTTTTCACCTCTGATTTTTGCCGAGTCAATCGGCGCAACATTACAGCTAATCATTGCTACATCACCGCCTTGTATTGGAGCTTGGCCTTTGCGTTTTCTCCATTCATTCGTTGTGTACACGCCGTTCTGGATTGTTTTCTCCATATATGCAGCTTCGCTAACTAAATCGGTCTGATACATTGCTTCTATGTCAAACTCAATCTTATAGTTATCAGCAAGTGATTCGGGGATAAGTTTAGCAGAAAATTCGCTTTCGATTTGTCGCAAAAGTGGCTGTAATGTGTCTGCCATAAAAAGAACTTGGCTCATTTCTGATGCTTTATAATTCCTTGATTGTCCAGCAAAAACCTTATCGGGGTGAACACCATAAAAACGGCATATTTCGAGCACTCCAAATTCTTTTGTCTCTAGCAACTTTACGTCTGCCGGAGACATCCCAAGTTGATTAAATTTCATACTATCCGGAAGCCAGAATATTTTTTTGCCTGACGCTAATTCATCCTGCACCCTATCGCCTACTGTTTTTAATTGTTGATCTTGAAATTCTCCAAAACCCTTTGTTGTTGTAGCTTCTCCAGACACAAAACCCTTTGTCGTCGCTCCCGGCTGGAACGAATCAAGACTCTGAGCGTCAGCACTAGCCGAAATTCCTAGTACCCTACTAGCATAATAAATCGTAGAAACTCCGGTATATCCCCCATCTAAACTCATATTTTTAAGGTGGATAATTTCCTCCGATTCAAATGTTTCATAGATATTGTTTATAGGGTCGCTCACCAAATAGAGGTCTATAACCTTATCATAGCTAACCGATCCGGGAGAAAGCAAAACAAGCTCACTTAATTCTCCCATGA